CCGGCGACGCGCTGGTGCGCGGTGAGTTTGTGCTAGGGCTAAAATCCTTCTACGCGGGGGAAGTGATCGAGATTGAGACGGCGAGTGGTGCGCGGCTTACCGTCACACCCAATCACCCCGTATTGACCCTTGATGGCTTTGTCCCCGCTCACAACTTGCGCGAAGGCCAGTATGCGATCCGCGACATCGCTGACGCGCAGCATGCCGGGCGCAAGGTAGGTGAGGACGTAGATGCAAGCGAATCCTGCGCCGCTGATGTCTTTGAGGCGCTGGGCGGCGGTAGTCTTGGCATGGTCGCTAATTGTCGTGTCGAAGACTTCGACGGCGACGGGGCGGGCGTGCATGATGGCGAGGTCGAGATTGTATCGACCGACAGGCATTTGCTCGAAAACCTCGGCGCCGCGCTCGCGCAAAGCGGTCGCGATGTCAGATTCCGAGGGGCTGGTGCGGCGGCTCTGGGCGAGTGCCCTGCGGATCGCCTCGACCTCGCCAACGATGCGCCCGACCGCAGCGGCGTGAGCGGCCTCGTATTGCCGGGCGCGGGTGGCGGCGTCCATTCGGCGCCACTTGATCCGTTCCGCGTCGGACTGACTGCGACGGGGCACGCCAGCATCGCGAAGTGCGCGCGATACGGTGGACCGCTGGAGGCCGAGTTGGGTGGCGACGCCCAATTCGCTCACGCCGGAAACGTAGAGCCGGGCGACTTCATCGCGGTCAAAGTCGGATCGCCGGTTGCCGCGCAGGACCACGCCGCGCGCGCGCAGCTTTCGGCAGATGTCAGTGACGGACGCGCCAAGGGCCGACGCCAGGGCGGTGACACTCTCGCCAGCCTCGTATCTGCGGATCGCATCGTCGAGGTCAAGCGCGGGGCGTTTTCTGGGCATGTGTATGACTTTCAAACGGTTTCGGGCGCGATGGTAGCGCAGGGCATCGTCATTCACAACTGCCGCTGCGCCGTTTTGCCTAAGTTCCCCAACGAGATAACCGGCGCCAAGCGCAAGGCGGCATGGCTTAAGGTCGAGGGCGGGCGCGCCAGTCACGAGCGGGCGCTGGAGGCGGCGCTGGTGCGCGACTTCGCGGCGCTGTCAGAACGCATTGCTGCGGCACTGGAGGGATAAGAGATGCCAGCGATTGACGACAGCCGGGGCAAGGGCACGGGGCTTGAAAGCCCTGTCAGCAACCTTGCAATCGTGACGCCGAGCGACGCGGCTGATCTGGCGTTTGTCAGCCGCGCGATTTGGCTGGGCGTTGGCGGGGCGCTGCGCGTTACGACGCTGGGTGGGCAGACGGTGACGACACCGGCGCTTGCGGCGGGCGTTGCGCATCCGATCCGCGCCGCTCGCATCTGGGCGACGGGGACGACAGCGACGGGGATCATGGTAGCATGGTGACGGATATCGTGGACCGCAGCGCATGGCGCGGCGTTGGCGGGGTGCGGAAATTCCTCGTTCCCAAGCGCAAGGCGGTGGATGAGGCCGCGCGCACCATCGAGTTTGTCGTGTCCACTGCGGCGCGGGATCGCGACGGTGACATCATCGAGCCGGGCGGTTGGCGGACTGAGCAATACATGCGCAATCCGGTGGTCCTCTGGGCGCATGACGCGGGGCAGCCGCCGGTTGCGAAAGCGCTGAGCGTGGAGGTTCGCGACGGCGCGTTGATGGCGGTGGCGCAGTTCCCAGACGCGGAGACCTACGCATTCGGCGACACGGTGTTTCGCCTCTACGCGGGCGGGTATCTTAACGCGGTTTCGGCGGGGTTCATGCCGATTTCCGCTGAGCCGTTTGAGGATGGCGGCGTGCGGGGATACCGGATCAGCGATCAAGAGTTGTGGGAGTTTTCCGCCGTCCCTGTTCCGGCGAACCCCGAGGCGCTGGTTGCCGCCAAGTCGGCCAAGGTCAACATGCAACCTTATGAGCAATGGCTGGAGAAGTCGCTGGACGAGGGCGCCGCGCCTGATTTCCGCAGGGAACTGAGCGCGCAATATATCCGGCTTACCGGCTCGGTGCATTCCGCCGTCCAGGCGGAGACGCGCAAGCGGAACGAGAAGGCGCTGGAGGCTGCGCGGGCAAAGGAGAGCGATGTGAACGAGGGCCAGACCCCGGACGCGAAAATGGACGACCTGCCGCCCGACGCTGGGCCTGCGGATGGTGGCGAAACATCGGGCGAGGTGTTTACGACCGGCGAGGGCGGCGAGCCGCTGCACACGCACGAATTTACGGCAGGCGATACGCAGACGACCGAGGCGGGCGATCCGCCGCACGTTCACGCGGTTATCGTGGGTGAGGATGGCGTCGTGACCATCGGCGACACGGACGGTCACACGCACGAGGCGCCGCCGCAGGCTGCCGTAGAACCGGACGTTGCGCCGGAATTGCCGGGCGATCCGCCGCCCACTGTTGAGGCGGCTGCGCCCGAAGCGCAGACTAAGCTGCTGACCGGGGCGGATGTGAAGGCGACAAAGGCGGGCCGCAAGTTTGAGGCGCAGGCGCTGCATCTGGGCGCTGATGGCGTGACCGTGATCGAGGCGGTCGAACCCGCAGCCGTTGGCGACGTGATCGAGGTCGCCGCGCACGGAGATAAGCGCGCCCTCACGGTGACGGAGTGCAAGATCGCCACCGTTGAGGTTGATAACCTCGTCAGCTATCGCATCCGTGCGGTTGAGGGCGCCGTCGCCAAGGCCGGGCGGGTGCTGTCAAAGGGCAACGCTGAGTTGCTTCGCGCGGCCCGCGACGCAATCGACGCGGTGCTAGTGGCGGCTGAGCGCGAGGACGCGGTGGACAAGTCGCCTGCGCCTCGCGCCGATGTTGTGAGGATCGTGGAGGCCAAGCCGGATACGGTGAAGCTGACCCCCGAAATCGTCGGCAAGCTGGGCGAAATGGTCGCCCGCGCCGTCGAAACCGAGTTCCGCCGTGCGGCGGGGCGAGTGCGCTGAAACCCCCATTAAATGGAAAGGGGACCGTCATGGAAATGACGATGGAGAAACTCGCCGAGCTTATCGGCGAGGCTGCAAAGACGGCTGTCGCGGGCGCGATGGCGAAACCCGTCACCGACAACGGCGAGAAGCTGAAAGCCCCCGCGATCAATCGCGGCGCTGACCCCGTGACCGACAAGCGCGGCGCGGCGGCGAAGATGGCGGCCCGGCTGGGCTTCCTGGCGCTGGGCAAGGGCGACCCTGAGCGGGCGGCAAAGATCGCCGAGAAGGCGGGCGACACGTTCACCGCCAAAGCGATGCTTTCCACCGACTTCGACGCGGGCGGCTCGCTGGTTCCGTCTGAGCTTTCGACGGAGTTCTTTGACGTGCTGCGCCCGGTTTCCGTGGTGCGGTCGCTCAACCCGGTCATTCTCCCGATGGAGCGCGGCACGCTGGACATCTCCGGCCTGCTGACCGGCGCAACCGCGTCTTATCGCGGGGAAGGCCAGCCCAAGCCCGCGACCGGCGTGACCACGGGCAAGTTCGTCCTGACCGAAAAGCTGCTGATCGCCATCATCCCGGTGTCGAACCAGCTTATGCGGTCGGCGGGAACGCGCGCCATGGCTGAGATCGAGCGCGACCTGATCCGCTCGATTGCGCAGGCCGAGGACGAATACTTTATCAACGGCGACGGAAACGAAGGGCGCCCGAAGGGCATCCTCAACCAGGTGCTGGCGTCGCACAAGACGGCGGGCACTTCGTCGGGCGTGACGCTCCAGAAGATCGACGAAGACCTTGCCGCCATGCGCAAGCAGGTGCGCGGGGCGAACGTGATCGTCCAGAACGGCGCTTACATCATGACCACTGACATTGAGGAAGACCTCATGAAGCTGCGCAGCGGCGACATCAAGGCCTATCCCGAAATGGAGGCTGGCCAGCGTGTGGGCCGCTACCGCTACGGCTCGTCGAACAACGTTCCGGCGGGCGTGATCGCGTTCGGTGAGGCGACCGACATCATCATCGGCGAGTCCGACAATATGCGGATGACCATGTCGGAGGAAGCCGCTTATGTGGACGAGAACGGCACCCTGCGGTCGGCGTTCAGCAATGATATGACCGTCATGAAAGTGACGATGGGCCATGACATCGCGCTGCGGCGCGGGGCTTCGTGGGCCGTCAAGACCGCCGTCAACTACGGCACTCTGGCG